ATCAACTAACGCCTACGAGGTATAAAGAATGGCCTATGCAGAAAATATTGACGGCGTATGGATCACCAAAACCCCGCGCCAATTCCGCCAAGAACAAAACGCCTCAATCCCTGACGCCAATCTTGAAGCCGAGGGGCTGTTTGAGGTCACGGTTGATCCCAAGCCAACCACGGCGGGCAAGATCGTAGAGCAAGGGCCGATTGTCGAACGCGAAGGCCGACCGTACCAGACATGGACTGAACGTAATCCGACAGCCGAAGAAACCGAGCAGGCGCGTTCTCGCAAGCTGAGACAGGCACAGGAAGCCTATTCCCGAGCCATGAAGCCGATATCGGACGCCTACCCCATCGAAGAGCGCGAGGGCTGGTTTGAACAGGTGCAGGGCGCGCAAGCGGTCAAGGGCGGCAACGCCAATCCGTTGGTTGATGCTCTGGGGGCCAATACTGGCGAAACCTCTACCGAAATAGCCGACAAGATCATCGCTCTGCGGGACCAGTATTTGACCACCTATGGCAACTACACCAGCATCCTGCGAGGGCTACGAGGGCAGATCAACGCGGCCACCACGCTGGCGGAACTTGACAGTATTAACATTGACGCATCGTTTGGTTTGTAGGAAGTAATTAGCCGTAGGTCGTAGGTCTTCAACAATAACAGGATTTAGGTATGTTAGGACTTAGACCTCTATCTAGTGGCCCACTTGCAGGTGGATCGTTAAATGTCGCACTTAGTGCCACGCTGAGTGCAGGTTCATACACCCTTACCGGCAATAACACCACTGAGTCCATTACTAGAGTAGCTACGCTGAATGCTGGTAGTTATACACTCACAGGACTAAACACCACTGAGGTTAAGTCCCTAAGTGCAACGCTAACCAGCGGCTCCTATAGTGTATCTGGTAAGAGCACTACAGAGACTAAATCTCTGGTGTCTACGCTAACCAGCGGCTCCTATAGTGTATCTGGTAAGAACCTACAAGAGTCCACCACTAGGGTTTCTACGCTAATCAGTGGTTCCTATGCTCTCACAGGGCTAAACACTACAGAAGTTAAATCTATTGGTACAACTCTTGTTAGTGGCTCCTATACCCTCACAGGAAACAACACTGACGAGGCTATTACCAAAGTAGCTACACTTGTTAGTGGCTCTTATACGTTCACAGGGTTCAACACCACAGACATTAAATCCTTGAGTGCAACGCTAACCAGCAGCTCCTACGCACTTACAGGCGATAACACTACAGAGACCCTATCTCTGGTGTCTACGCTAACCAGCGGCTCTTACGCTCTCACTGGTAACGATTTAACAGTAATAAAGAGCCTTTCTACACAACTGGTGAACAATTCCTACACACTTGTAGGCAACGATTTAAACGCTTTTGAAGGTAGGGGAGAGACCCTAGAGGCTGGTTCCTACGTATTAACCGGGAATAACACAACAGAGGTTAAGTCCCTTAGCGCAACTCTTGCTAGCGGCACTTATTCACTTACCGGTAATAGTACCACTGAGGTTGTTGCAAAAATAACCACTCTTACCAGCGGCTCTTATAGTGCATCTGGTAAGAACACCACAGAGACTAAATCTCTGGTGTCTACGCTAACCAGCGGCTCTTATGCACTTACAGGTAAGAACACCACAGAGACCCTATCTCTGGTGTCTACGCTAACCAGCGGCTCTTATAGTGTATCTGGTAAAGATTTACAAACTAAAAAGTCTATATCTGTCACATTAGAAGGTCGAGCCTACACACTCTCAGGGGTTAGTCTTGGTAGTGCTCTGGTAGTTGGCCTCTTACCGGGATCATACACCCTTTCAGGACTTGATCTAACTACAGTTGTTACTCTCTCACCTAGTGGTAGACGAAGGGTGGCTAACCTGTTAACGGACAAGAACGACATAACTTTCAGTGGCACTAAGAACTCCGCTTCAACACAGTGTCTAAAGAATAAGGTGGCATAATGTCAACATTCTGTATCAAGCAAGGCGACCTGTCACCAGCTTTCCAACTAACACTGAAAGACTCCGCAGGCACAGCAGTAAATCTCACAGGTTCCACAGTAAGGCTTCACTTATACACTCAGGACAAGGCCACAGTGGTGCTCGACAAGAGTGCTACGCTTGTAGACGCAGTGAACGGTGTTGTCAAGTACGAGTGGGTGGATGGTGATACAGATGATGCAGGGTGGTTCTGGGTTGAGTTTGAGGTTACGTATGCGGATAGCACAGTGGAGACTTTCCCGAACTCAGGTTACATTGGTGTAGTGATTGAACCGCAACTTGCTTAAGCTATAACCCGAAATTCAACTAACACAGGTAAAAGCAAATGGTCACAGACACCAAGAAACTCTCTCCCACAGAAAGTAAGAAAATCCTTGGTGTTAGTGGTACGAATGTCCGCACAGGGAACTTCTACAGTGATGAACCTCTAGCTACACTTAAAGGCCGTAGAGCTATCACTGTCTACCGTCAGATGCGCGATAATGACGCCACTGTAGGTGCTACGATGTACGCAGCGGAGCAAATGCTTCGTGACGTAAAATACAAGGTTAAACCAAGTGACAAGGAAAGCCAAGAGTCCCTAGACGCTGCTAGGTTTATTGAGGAAGTCCTTGGCGACATGGACCACACCCTTGATGACCACATTTCAGAAGCACTATCGTTCCTCACCTTTGGTTTCATGCCCTTCGAGGTAGTCTACAAGAGACGAGTAGGCCCCCTAGAGCGAGACTCCAAGAAGAAGTCTAAATACACAGACGGTTTCATTGGTGTCCGCAAGATTGCCCCTCGTGCTCCTTGGACTATCAGCAAGTTTGATGTAGACAACTACTCAGGAGACGTTAAGGGTTACTGGCAAACTTCCTACAAGATTGGGGGTGACAACTATATCCCCATGAGGAAGGCCATTCTCTACCGCACTACAAGCATCAACGGAGACCCTACTGGTAGGTCAATCCTTCGTAACGCTTACACAAGCTATACTCGCTTACAGGCTATCCAACAGTATGAAGCCATTGGCATCGAGCGCGAGTTGGCTGGCATCCCACATGCTGAAGTCCCTGCTGATTACCTAAGTTCAGACGCTAGTGATGACCAAAAGGCTTTCCTTAAGTCTCTTGAAGACATCCTACGAGACCTGAAGTTTAACGAACAGGGCTATCTCATCACCCCGAGTGATATGTACCCTGGTAAAGAAGGTGAACCCTCTAACCAGAAAATGGTGAACGTAAGGCTTATGGCCTCTGAGGGTAGCAGGAACATTGACATTGACCCTGTGATTAAACGCTACCAGCATGATATCGCCCGTAGTGTCCTATTCGAGTTCCTTTTGTTAGGTGCAAGTTCCACAGGTTCTTTTGCTCTCTCCAAGTCCAAAGGTGACTTCGCCCTTCGTGCTCTTGAGGCTTATGTCCAAGCGATTGTAGATTGCCTGAATAAACAACTGGTAGAGCGCCTTTGGGAACTTAATGGTTTCGACTTCAGTGTTATGCCAACTATTGAGGCTGGAGATGTCGCACCACATGACCTAAAGGAACTTGGGGGATACCTTCGTAACCTTAACGGCGCAGACATTTCCCTAGCAGATCAAGTGGACATTGTAGATGCCCTCTTGGAGAACGCAGAGTTGCCGCTTCTTGATAGGGAAATCTACTCGAAGTCACAAGAGAGGAAGCAACAAGTGGCCCAAGCTAAAGTAATGCCGCCCGAAGAAGACGAAGAGGATGAGGACGAATAATGAAAGACTACATCCACCTACACGAGTTAATCTTCAACAAACCTCACCTCTGCACTCCAGAGTATGCTGAAACTGTTTTGGCTGTAGTGGGCGGTAAGTTTGGGCTTGAGGAAGGAGCCTTCAGTAATCAATCTGAGGCTAAAGACACCAAAGAACAAAACGTGAACAACGGTGTCCTCACTATTCCTATTCTCGGGTCTATGGTCCACCGAGGTTCTACTCTTGACGCTATGTCTGGTATCAATTCTTACCAATCTATCCAAGCATCTATTCAAGAGGGTCTAGACAACCCAGAGGTTAAACAAATCCTTCTTGATATTGATAGCCCCGGTGGTTCTGTTGCAGGTGCCTTTGACCTTAAGGACTTCATTCTAGAGGCTAAGGAACAGAAGCCCATCTTCGCTTTGGCTAACGACACAATGGCCTCAGCAGCGTATCTAATTGGCAGTGCAGCCACTAAGGTGTTTGCTACCCAGACTGCTAACGTGGGGTCTATCGGTGTAGTGGCTATGCACATGGACCGATCAGAACAAAACAAGAAAGAAGGGTTGAAGCCCACATTCATTTTCGCTGGTGACTTCAAGACCGCAGGAAATCCCCACGAGCCATTAAAAGGTGAAGCTCTGGAGTATATTCAGGAATCCGTAATGGAATCCTACGAGATGTTCGTCAATACTGTTGCAGAAAACAGGGGTATTGGTGTTCAAACGATCCGCGACACTGAGGCGCGGACTTTCAAGGGCAGCAAGGCCCAAGAGATTGGCCTAGTAGATGACGTAATTTCTATGGACGCCCTAACCAAAGAACTCGCCACAGTCAGTCCTAACAGCCCTAAGCGAGTGGTTCAATCAATGTCTAATAGTAAAGGAAAACTTATGGACAAAGAAGAAGTCGAAAAGCTGGAGGCTGACTTTGCTCAGGTTTCGGCTACCGTGGACACCCTCAAAGGTGAAAACGAAACTCTCCGCAAAGCACTTATCGACAATGGCTTCGAGATCACCGCTGATGGTGTCCAGAAAGCCAAAGAAGAGGAAGCAAAAGTGGAGTACATGGAAATCAATGGGGAACAGGTTGACAAAGCCTCAATTCCAGCGCCGGTTCTCGAAGCCCTTGAAGCGGCTAACGCCGAGAAGGCAGAAGCAGAACTTGAAAAGCAGGCTGCTGAGATGCTTCCGAACTTCAACATGGATTCTGCAAAAGCAATCCTGAAGGCTGGCCTCCCAGAAGATGTGTTCGCCACCCTCAAAGCAGCCGACAAACTCTTTGAGGCTCAAATGGAAGAAAAAGGTGAAGTTGGTGTCGATGGTGACATGAGCGACCCCAAAGAAACCCTCGATAAGATGATTGAGGACTACGCAGAAGAGAATGATGTCTCTATTGCCAAAGCCACTGCTGAAGTGACTGCCAAAGGCAAGGGTCGTGACCTCTACAAGCAAGTTATGAAGAAAGGCTAAACAACATGGCTTACAATAACATCCTAGGCGAAGCCGAAACCTATGTCGCAGGCGCAGACCTTACCGGCAAGCAATACACCTTCGTTACCTCTGACGGTGATGAAGTGACTTCTACTGGTAACGGTGAAGCCGCTACTGGCGTCCTCTGGAACGAGCCTACCTCTGGTGATGCAGCTACGGTTGTACGCGGTGGTGAAGTGAATGTCTACGTAGGCACAGGTGGCCTCACAGTGGGCGCTGAAGTAGCCTCTGACGCAGATGGTAAGGCTGTAGTGGCCGTCAGCACTGATGTAATCCTTGGCGAAGCACGTACCGCTGCTGCTGCCGATGGCCTCGCAACTATCACCTTCTATGGCCCCGCACAGTCGGTCAAAGCCTAAGATTTAGAATAAGGAATTAACACATGGCATTTGATAGTGCACCTAATGCAGTCCATGTAGATCAGCTTCTTACGAATCTGACTCTGGATTACGTCACAACCCAGAACTTCATTGCCGACCGTATCTTCCCCGTTGTGGATGTTGATAAGAAGTCGGATGAGTTCTACACCTTCGATGCAGCCGAAAGCAATCGTGAGTTCGATCAAGACGAGATGCTTCTGGCCCCGCGCACCGAACCCCGTAAGTTTGATGTCTCTCACAGCAAAAGTAGCTATCTGGCGAAAGTCTATGGTCTTTCTTTTGACATTGACACACAGACTGCTGCTAACGAAGACGAGCAACTCCGTATCCGCGAACGTAAGGCACGCCAGCTTATGCACAAGCTGATGGCTAAACGTGACCGTGACTTCATCGCCACCTTTATGAAGACTGGTGTTTGGGGCGAAGACCTTGCTGGCACCACCGACTTCACCAAGTGGTCTGACTCTTCGTCCACCCCCATTGATGATGTCATGAAGTGGAAAGAAGACTTCATGGTTCGTAACTATGGGTTTACGCCTAACAAGATTGTTATAACTCGGGATATTAAGCGTGAACTCATGGGGAACACCCAAATCCTTGGCCGTATCAACGGTGGGGCTTCGGTTAGTAACCCTGCAATGGTTAATGACGCAATCATCGCTTCTATCTTCGAGGTTGATGAGATTGTCATGGCAGACGCAGTTACCAACACTGCTGCTGTAGGCGCTACTGAAGCGGCTGACTTCATGGTTAAGGACCAAATCCTCATGACCCACAGCCCTGCTAGTGCTGGCCTTGAGACCCCCGCTTCCGGTCTCATCTTCGCTTGGAACTCTGTCCCCGGCACTTCTTGGGGCATCACTATGGAATCTTTCACTGACGATGCTCTCCGCCGTCAGCAGATTGCAGAGCAAGTCCACGGCAAGATGGCCTACGACATGAAAGTGGTCGGCTCCAATATGGGCACTTACATCAGCGACGTTATCTAAACACTGGCGTCCCTCCCCTAGCGGCTTACAACAGTATTAGTCGCTAGGGGTTCAACCCGACAAAACAGTGAGGAAATAATGGATTTCTCGGAAGCCCTAGAACAAATTAAAGACGGTAAACGAGTTGCAAGGAGTGGCTGGAATGGAAAAGGTATGTTTCTTTTTCTTGTATCCGGCTCCAATTTTATTGTAAATCGTGAACCCCTATTGTCTATTCTTGGAGAAGGCTCACAAGCGACTTACCGACCACATATTGATATGAAAGACTCGGAAGGTAAAATTGTCCCTTGGTTGGCTTCTCAAAGTGACCTATTGTCGAATGACTGGGAAGTTGTAGAAATTGGAGGGACACAATCGTGACACCGCAACTCCTACAATACAACCAACCACTCTTTGTTCGGCACAGACACCGGACACTGAAGTGGAAAGGTAAAGAGTTCACCTACAATGATTACTTCCCGTGGCAAGAACTATATGTCCCAGAGGATGTAGTCAAGACCCTGTTTGATACAGGTATGCTCTACCATAATCCCGACCTAGAGAAAGAGTCTAAGGTGGGGGATAGACTAGCAGAGATGAACTCTGAAGACCTCTTGAGCCTTGTCCGTCAGTGTAACGCCATCATCAAGAAGCGTGCCACTACCAACAAGGAATATGAGGACAAGAAGATCAAGCAGTCAAAGCTGGACGACAAGCAACGCGGCCTAATCCGCTCTTGGCTCTATCGTAACGCTTGGATGCAAGAGGACTACTATCGTATTCGGGACCACATTCTTGATAACAAGAGCAAGCCTGTTGATGGTGTCCCTAGTCCCCGGACAGAGGACGCTCCTGAAGAAGAACCTAATGAGACTACCCCCGAATAACCTAACAGGAGGCGACTTATGTCTTGGTCATACACAAGCACAAACCTTAATACAACCGACGCAATAGGTCGCCTCAACGCTGTTAGATTTTTGGTAGGGGACACTGACCAGTCAGACCCACAGGTTCAAGACGAAGAAATCTTCTTTGCTCTCGCACAGACAAGCAACGATATTTACTCAGCCGGGTCTTATATTGCTAGAAGCCTCTCTGCCAAGTATTCCCGCCTTGTTGATATTGAACTTGATGGTGAACTCTCTGAAAGTTACTCACAGCTCAGGGAACACTACGCCTCTCTGTCTGAAGACATTTCTGCACAGAAGGTTGCAGCCGGTAATGTCTCTGTCGGTATCGCAGGGGGCGGATTACCCGCAGCAGGTAAAACCAACCGTGAGTTCTGGGTAAACCAATTTGACTTCTTCGCCCAAGATAAAGACCCGAATAGCGACTATTGCTAAGAAGTCTTATGCTCATAGCTTCGCTCATGCTCATTTTCCACTGAGGGGGATAACATGCTTTCACGTAATGCACAAGCACTAATCGACAAGCGTGGACGCACAGTAACCCTTAGCAAACCCTCTTATGGCTCTTACGATCCTGCTACGGCCACACACAGTAGCAATCCTACACCAGATACATACGCTGTCAAGGCTTATTTTGCCAACTACAAACTATCTGAGATTGATAACCAATCAGTAGTTATGGGAGACCGTAAGGCTATTATAGCCGTCAGAGACACTTCAGGAGACCTAATCCCTGAGCCTGATACTGAGGACACCATCACAGGTGCAGAAGGCACAGTGAATATCCTCTCAGTGCAGAAGGTGTATAACGGAGATACTGTAGTGGTGTATATCTGTCAGGTTAGGGGGACTACACAGTGAGTATAAAACTTAGGGTGAACCAAAACTCCCTTTCCAAGAAATTACAACAGTTGGAAACTCATGGAGAAGAGTTTATCAAGGGTGCCTTGGAAGAAATATCAGGTTTCATGGTGGTTAGAACCCCTGTAGACACAGGTGCTTTTGCTGAATCCTATAGTGTCAGACTACCAACCGATTCCAGTGGTAGAAGGGTTAGTTCTGCTAACAGGCCAAGAAAACAAAACCCAGAGACTTTTCAAAATGTCGCGAGGCAGAATATGTTTTCAGACATAGAAGTTTTGGACCTTGAGAATCATAGTTCTGTGTTGATTAGCAACAGGGCACCGCACGCAGGGGAAGTAGAGAATAGGCACCAGATATTCAACTCTGCTAGGGATAGGTTTAGGTAACAATGGCAGATCAAACCCCCAAAATCCGTAAAGCCTTTGAAACTACCCTTGACGGAATCTCAGGTATCCCAGACATAGCTTGGGAAAACGTAACCTTCACACCTAACAATCCTGACTCTTACGTTAAGCCACGATTGGTTCCCACTCGAAGAGAGCCATCACCACTAGGGCTAAACCCACAGCTTCTATACCAAGGTTATTTCCTAGTGGAGTGCTTCGTGCAAAAGGGTCAAGGTCCGTCAGCAGGGGATGCCCTAGCGGCCAAGGTGATGGAAGCATTTGAAGCCACCACTGATATAGGCCCCGATGCTAACACAAAGATTCACATTCGATACGCTGAGAGAGACTTGGCGGATGACGCTGGCCCCTATTACAAGATTCCCGTCCGCATAGGCTACCGGCACTATCAGTAACCCTACCATAATGGAGTAACCCTATGGCATGTCCCGAAACAGGTTCGCGTTCTACGCTGTCCTACATCCCTGAAGTGACTTGGGGCACCACGCCCGCTGGTGACTTCACCCAAATTCCCTACACTACCCACTCGCTCATCCTCTCTAAAGAAACTCTTGCCGGTAACGACATGAGCCTTATGGAACAGGTTGAGCGCCACGGTAACAAACAGGTTGGTGGCGATATTGTTGCTGACCTTCGTGATGACCTATTCGATACTTTCCTAGAGAGTGTGTTTTACAACACTTGGGATAATAGCCCTACGTCCCTACCTGACATTCTCACCATTGGGACTACACAAAAGTCCTTCACCTTTGAGGACGCAGGTAACACGGTTGATGTCTATCGTCTTTACACCGGCTGTGTCATGAATAGTATGCAAGTGAGTATGGCCCCTAACCAGATGATTACAGCAACCTTTGGTGTCTTGGGTAAGGATAGCACTACGAGTGGTACAGGCAAGACAGTGACGCCCTACGATGCCACTAAAGCGCCCTTTGATGCTTACTCAGGTTCTCTCCTGCTTGGTGACAGTGGCTCTACTGGTAGTGCTACAGAAATCACTTCAGTGGACTTCACCATTGATAACCAGATTGAACCTTCCTTCATCGTAGGTACAGACATTGCAGAATGTCTCCCCCGTGGTAAGGTTGCGGTTAGTGGCTCCTTCACAGTGCTTCTCACAGGGTCAGCCACTATTGATCGGTTCATCAACGAAACTGAGAGTGGCCTAGAAATCCCTGTGAATGACCCCACGGGTTCCAACGAATATACCTTTGGATTCCCCCGTATCAAAATTAATAGTGCTGACACTGTAGTGGATGGCCCCGGCCAACGTGTTGTATCCGTCAACTTCACTGCACTGGAAGATAGCACTGACAACACATCTGCTTGGGTTAAGCGACCCGACAGTACCTAACGCTTTGGGGGTACGCCTCTAAAGCAGGAGGGGTTGACATTCGTCGGGTGTGTTGACCCCTCCGTTAAGACACTAAAGGTATCACTTTTTGATACTTTAAGTAACTAAATCCCGACAACCTCACCCGATGCTCTCTTTAAGAAAGTCCTCTTTTGTGTATCTAGAGTGCACATATGAGTTAAAACTTAAAGAGCCTCCCGACAAACAGGAATTAACAAATGGCTGACCTAACAGAATTCTCACCGTCTAGTGACGTTATTGTAGTGGAACTAAAGTCTCCGAAAGATCAAGAAGTTCTAACTAACGATAGTGACAACAGTGTTATGACATGGACGCTCCATGCGCCTCACACCAAGCAATACAAGAAGGTTATGTACGACTACACACAGTCTCGTATTGATCGTATGAGGACAGAAGACGGTAAGTTGGATAGCACTAAAGTTACTATTGAGCAAGCTGAAGAAGAGAACCTTGCACAGTTGGTAGATGTCACTAAAGAGTGGAACATCACCTATAAAGGCGAGAAACCTAAGTTCTCCAAGAAGGTCGCCAAGGAAATTCTAGAGAAGCTTTTTTGGATTAAGCCCCAACTTGAGGAGGCACTAGAGACCTACGAGGTTTTTACGAAAAGCTGACCTCTCAGTTGCTTGAATGGGCGGAACACGAGTTCCAACTAAACAAGGCTGACAAGAATGGGGTCACACTAAGAGACCACTTGATGCAAGTGAAAAAGGCGACCAAGCGCAGCCCTGAAGGATTGGAGAACCCCACTGAGTTTCCCACCCCTCTAGGTTACGTTTGGTCGTCTTTTGTGTCTCTTAATGGAGCAAGAACTGGTGGCTTCTCTGGGCCTAACCCAATTACCTACCAAGAGATACAGGCTTGGAAAGAATTAACCAATGCACCTATTACTCCTAGAGAGGTAGATGTAATAAAGCGACTAGATAAGGCTTACCTTAATGCTGCATGATGTGAGGGCACCTAATGGCTGACTTGGAATTTCTCGTGGACTTTGGTTCCCTTAAGCGGGCTAATGAAGAGATTAACAAAACTGGATCAAATGCCCAAAGGTCAGCCCGTGTCTTTGAGCAAGCGTTTCAGCGTGTCGAAAGAGAGCAGAAAAAAGCTCTTACCAGTGTTAGACAACAGATTACTGCTTCCCAAAGGTTTGAGCGCCAGAAGAGAAGAGAAGAACAAGCGGCACTAAAAGCCGCAAGGACTCAAGCACGAGAAATTGACAACCTACGCTCTAAGTTTAACCCATTGTTTGCTGCTTCTAAGTTATACGAAAAGACGCAGGATGAACTGAACAGGGCACTGAGTGTAGGTGCTATCAATGCGGATCAATACGCCCGTGAGATAGACCAACTCAACAGGGAGTTCAATGAGTTTAGCACCACTACGTCTGCTGCCAACTCTGCACAGAACCGATTTGCTAACCAACTAAGAACTGGTAGTATCCGCTCTACAAACAACCTTGGTGTGGTTGCGCAGCAGACTGGTTTTCAAGTTGGTGACTTCTTGGTTCAAATTCAGTCTGGTGCCAACCCAATGATGGCTTTTGGTCAACAGGCTACACAGCTAGCAGGTGTCCTCCCACTGTTAGGTGATTCCCTTAACATCAGTTCTGCTTCTTTACTTAAGTGGTCAGTGGGTCTTGGTATTGGTATCCCGCTAATTACTGCCGCTGCTGGTGCATTCTTCCGTATGATGGGGGAAACAAAGAAGGCAGGGGATGCTATCTCAGATTTCACTAGCGCCCTAGGTGACTATGAACGTATAGCGGAAAGGTCCAAGAAGACAACCTCTGAACTAATAGAAGAGTTTGGTGATTTTGCAGATGAGATACAATCTATTTCCGATCTACTGTCTGGTGCCGCTGTATCTCGTGCTCTGGGGAGTCTAACCACTACAGGTTTCTTTGGTAATGTAGATGAAGCAGCGGACGCAGCTATAAGGTTGCAAGACGCACTTGAAGGTGGTGGTGCTGGTGGTGCCCTTTCTATAGGGGAACTAGATCGTATAGCGTCTAGAGCGGCTGAATCTATTGGCCTCACTAAAGATCAAGCAATTACTCTTGATAATGCACTAGACGAGATTCAATCTTCTCAATCTCTTGTAGAAGTAAGGGATCGTGCTTTTGAGGCCCTAAAGACTATTGAAGGGATGACGTTCGAAAGTGGTAAGATACCACCAGAATTAGCTAAAGTTGTCTCTGAGTTAGATAAAGTCCTTGGTGCTGCTGCTAGGGCTACCGCTGAGACTGAAAATACGGTCAATGCCGCCCATAGCCTCTCTAGTGAGATGTCTTCGGCAGCAGATGAAGCACTTAGGTTTGTAAACAACTTGGCTTCTGGCGGTGGTGTTGCAGACGCAAGAGCAAAAGTAGCTGGCCTACGTGCCGAGTTAGGTGTCAGGAAAGGTGGCGGTGGAGATGTTGAAGCCGCTGTTGAGAGGGCTAGGGCAGAGTTCTTCGCAAGGGCCGGTGAATCTGGGGTTCTTAATACACCGGCAGGTGGCGAGGCTAGGGCTGGTTTGCAAAGAGAACTAGAGGCCGCTAGGCTTGGCGCTATAGCAGACCAACTATCTGGACAAATCTCTGGTCTAGGGAAAACCTCTAGTGGGGGAGGCGGTGGTGGTTCCTCTACAAGTGACCCCCGTGCTTTCCTAGACTCTCTACAAAAAGAACTACAACTCAAGGAACTCTTGGTAGGTGTAGGCGATGAGCAAGCCCAACAGCTTAAACTTGAGGCTCAACTAAAGGAGAACCTTGAGAAAGTTGGCAAGACCATCACTGATGCTGACAAAGAGCGTATTGAAACTCTGGTGAAACAAGCCGAGGCAATTCGTAAAGCTGAGGAAGCAGAGAGCCGCCGACAGAAAGCCATTGAGGACTTCGAGAAGCGTACTGAAGACGCCATCACTAACATTGTCAAAGGTGCTGATAGTATTGAAGACGCTTTTATGGGGATGATTAGGTCCATTGTGGAAGAACTATTTAGGCAACAAGTGGCTAAACCTGCTGCTGAAGCCCTTGGTGGTATATTCGAGGGATTTTTCGCCAATGGTAGTGCCTTCTCTGGTGGTCGAGTGCTTCCCTTTGCTGACGGCGGTGTGGTCTCTAACACTACCGCATTTCCACTTAGGGATGGTAACACTGGTATTATGGGTGAAGCAGGCCCAGAGGCTATCCTGCCCCTCAAGCGTGGTAAAGGTGGCAAACTTGGAGTAGAAGGTGGTGGCAACACTACTGTTAACCAAACCTTCATGTTCTCTGCTAATGGTGATGACAGCGTAAAGCGAATCATTGCTCAAGAGGCTCCCAAGATTGCCAAACTCACTGAGAGAAGCATTATTGAAAGCCGTAAGCGTGGTGGACAAATCAGGTCCGCATTTGGTGGAGGAAACTAAGTGGCTATAACTTTTCCAATCAACACACCTACAAGTATTGGCATTGAGTCTATTGAACTCCGTGCGGTTAATGCTGTAGCCCTTAGTGCCTCCCCCTTCACCTTCCAGCAACAGGTGCACGCTCACCAAGGACAAAGGTGGGAGGCCAGTGTAAATCTCCCTAGCACGCTTAAGGACAAGATGGCTCCTTGGAAGGCTTTTCTCATTTCACTTAAGGGCCAAACCGGAACCTTCCTCTTAGGAGACCCAGATTACGATAGCCCACAAGGAACTGCAACATCGGCAACAATTGCCGGTAGTGTAGGCGATGAGAGCGTCGCTGTGGCCATGAGCGGGACACTGTTGGCTGGCGATTACATACAGCTTGGCAGTGGCTCTGATGCACGTCTGCACACAGTCCTTCAGGACCAAGACGGGAATGGTACACTAGAGATTTGGCCAAAGCTGAGGGCTGCACAGTCGTCTACCTCTGCTGTCCTAACCAACCCAAAAGGGAACTTTCGTCTAGCCTCTAACATCACCTCTTGGTCAATCAGTAACTCAAGTACTTACGGTATTTCTTTTGACTGTGTAGAAGTAATATAAACTAACCCGATGGAGAACCTTTATGGGAACCCGAGACCTTAACACTGTAGTTAGTAATGCACTAGATGATGACGTAGTGAATCCATATTTCGCTATTGAAATGCTTTTTGATACGTCCCCTTTACGGTTGTGGAATGGGGTAGGAGAAAAAACCTTCAATGGTGACACATACACTGGTGCAGGAGACCTCTTGTCAATTTCACAAGTGGAGGAAACTACGGAGTTAGCCGCTAGGGGTATTACTATTAACCTTAGTGGTATTCCTAGTAACATTGTCTCTGTGGGCCTCAGTGAGCCATATCAAGGCAGGGTTTGTAACGTATACATGGGCGTTGAGGTTGGTGGCACTTTCAGCGACCCCGTAGAGATTTTCTCTGGTTTCATGAATGAGATGAACTTCGAGGAAGGTGCCGACACTATTAATGCAGAACTCACTGTTGAGAACAAACTTATCGACTTAGAGAGAAAACGAGTGAGGCGATACACCAGTGGATACCAGAAGTCTATACACCCTACGGATAAGGGGTTAGACTTCATAGAGAGTTTCCTTAACAAGAGCATTTCTTGGGGTAAGAAAGTTAAAGAGCCTACTGTGGCGGATTCTTCTAGTGGCTTGGATACGTTTAACTTTGGTGGTAGGTAATGACCGTAGAGGAATTTATCAAGAAGTACGAGAAAGAACCTTGGATAAGAGGCAAGCACGATTGTATCCTGTTCATTCATAAGTTCCTTGATAGTGTTCACAACAAACCTTTCGACCAACCGGATACCTACCCCTATAAAGGTTTCAAAGGCGCTGTAAAGCAGCTTAAGAGGCTCTACAGAGCACATGAAGTGAAGTCCTTTGAAGAACTACTGGACAAGCACTACTACAGAGTGAAACTACCTGTAGACGGAGGTATTGTAGCCAAAGCAGACACCGAAGCCCTAACTGGTTTCACTTATGGTATTACCTACAATGG